ACGAGATAGTAGTTATCATCGCCACCCCCATCATTGTGAGTGATATATGCATCAACCTGAATGGTTGAACCTAAGATATTAGCTAATCGGATACCAATAATAGCGTCATCTGAATCGGATGTAAGGATAGTCGAAGGTGATGTACCTACGTTTAATCCTACTGCTTTTTCAAAATCCTGTGCCATTTATTCCCCCTATATGTTATATATTATAATGTTGTCTGCGAATTTGTCAAGTCTTTTCATGATTATAATGCTACGGCCATAGCGATTGCAAAGCCTTGTGTAGCCCCTGCTGCTGAAGGTGTAGCAAAAGATACGTTTCCTAGACCGTCTGTTTGTAGAATTTGTCCTGATGTACCGTCAGATGTAGGTAATGAGTATGCCCCATTAACATTAACTGTACCTGTAGTTTGGATACCAGTAGATGTGGTGGCTAGTTTGGGTGTTAAATAAGTGCCACCATCATAGTAAAGTTCAACAGCACCATCAGCAAAAGCACGAACCATATATTCATTATTATGTTTTGCTAAATGCACTTCGCTGTCTGATGTAATTCGTAAGTTTCCAGTTCCTGCATCTCTCACATAACTATTACTACCATCGTGATAAATCTGTAGGTCATTAGATGCACCAAAGACTGCTTTGTCATTATCACCAAAGTTAATATCATTTCCGTTAGTGTCTAGGTTGCCACCTAATTGGGGAGTTGTATCCTCAGATAGATTTTCTAGTTTAGCAGTTAATTGTGTTTGGATAGCACTAGTAACACCATTTAGATAACCAAACTCTGTATTGTCTACTGTACCCCCTGCAATCTTTGTAGCATCAATTCCTGCACTAGCGTTAATATCAGCATTAACAATAACACCTGAACTAATAGCGGCAACACCTGTATCCGCAATAGTGATATCGCCTGATACTACATTGTCTATCCATTTAGATGTTCCTGTATCATAGAATAATAAAGCACCATCAGCAGGTGATGTTATATTTGTGTCTGTTAGTTCTGATAATTCGTTAGCTGTTGCGACAGAACTATCTACGTATGCCTTAATAGATTCTGATGAAGCAAGTGTTGTAGCACTGGCTGTAGCAAATGTGTCATCGTCTAAGAAAGCTGTACCTGAAACAGAAGTATTTAAAACTGGACTGGTTAAGGTAGGTGTGGTTAAAGTTTTATTGGTTAATGTTTCTGTACCTGCTAGTGTTGTAAAGCTACCGTCAGATAAAGCTGTATTAAATTCAGCAGTTGTACCTGTTAAAGTATTAGTCGTTAAGCTGATAGATTTATTTGTTAGTGTATCAGAAGAACTAGCTGTAATGTAAGAACCTAGGTCAGAGATATCTGCTTCAACAATAGTAATTGTATTACTTGCTGTATCAATTGTTTTGTTAGTTAAGGTATCTGTTGAACTTGCAGTAATGTATGCACCTAAGTCAGAGATGTCAGCTTCCACAACAGTGATAGTATTATTAGCAGTATCAATAGTTTTATTGGTTAATGTTTGTGTGCCTGTCAGTGTAGCTACGGTAGAATCAATAGCAAAAGTTACAGCATTACCACTACCACTTGTATCAATACCTGTACCACCTGTAAATGTTAGGGATTCAGAATCTAAATCAATACTTAATGCACCCCCAGTATCTGCTTGAAAGTCTAAGTCTTGAGCAGTTACCTGAGCATCAATATATGTTTTGATAGCCTTAGCTGAAGCCAAAGTATCATCACTAGCTGAGACAGAGGATAAGTCTGTATCAACAGAAGTTATACCAGTAGAAGAACCAATAACTAAAGTATCAATGTTAGCTGTACCATCAATATATAAATCTTTAAATTCTAACGCACCTGTACCTAAGTCGATATCATTATCGGTGACGGGAACAATAGCACCATCCTGAAATCGAAACTGTTCTACAGGCGAACCACCTACTTCTACAAATACTCCAAATCTATTATTAGATGTATCTGAAACTATTTTATTATTAGCATCTAAGTCAGCAATAAGGGGTACGTAACCACCTTCTGCTGCTGTTCCATCATGGCTGTGGCCAGTGGATGAGGCAAATGCTGATTCTAACTGGTTGAACTCGTTATTAAAGTGTGTCGCTTCAATAACGGAACCGTCAGTAATATTAGCTGATTCCTGCCTTGTATATGTTGCTCCCATTTATCGTCTACCTCCTGGTATAAATTCTAATTCAAATCCTTTAAAGGATATTGGTAAGTTTGAAGAAAAGTCTTCTACACGTAATGCTACAGTAAATCCACTTCCTTCGACTGATTGTCGTACTAAGTTTGCACCTGATGAACCATAAACAGCAGTTCCATAGGTAGATGCACTTAATCCATAAACTGCAATACCTGCTCCTGTGGATAATGTGTAAGGGTCAGGTTGAGGAACTTGAGGGCTATCAAAGTCATAACGGACTTTAAAGTTTGCACTAACATCACCTTCATTCTCATAGTTCCAAATAACTCGTTGCATACTCTTTCTGATACCGGGGTCTCCCATTGTCATATCAGGAGTTCGATAGAAAGATTGTATGGTTGCTGAACTATCGGCTCTAGCAAATGTATTTCCTGATTCTTGTAAATAAACATAGCCGTCATATCCACCTGATACGACTGTTTCTGTATCACTAATAAAATCAGAATCTGCTGAAGAAACTTTTAAACCTACTAACTCTGCGTATTCAAAACCTGGGCTACCTGTTTGTATATTGGTTTTAATAGTACAGATTAAACCCTTTGCAGAATTTTGAGATTGGTCAACACTGGTAGGATAGAATAATCTATATTGAGATTTATTTCTAATCACAAGTGAATTAATATTGTGGGTTGTAATATCTTCAATAATATCTTGTACTTGTTTAGAAATAGTTCCCAACTCAACGTCACCAATTCTATCTGTACCTGCGATTGTTCTTAATCCGTCAGGTCCTAGAAAGATAACATCACCACCAAATTCTTGAATACTTCTTCCGTCAATACATCCAATCTTTCTTGTAACAGGTTGTAATGCAAAGTCTGCAGAAGAACTACCTACTAATTTAAATATCTCATCATTAGAGAAAATAAATAAATTATCACGGAAAACTTTAAGGCCTGTAACAGGAGAGTCTACTTTAATTTCACCACCACCATTGGCCACAGTAAAATCATTAGTAGAAAATGAAGCCATAAACTTAACAGATTGTTTATTACTTGCATCGCCTGAAAAGAATATATGATTCTTAAATATTTCTACAAACTTAAAATTAGCACTTCCTGAAGCATTAACATTGGTTACAGTATAGCTAGTGTCAACAACTCGGGGTGTTGATGTCCCAGAACAAATAACAATGTTATCAGTCCCGCTAAAATTGAATTTCCTAAATTCATAGTTTTGCGTTGGTGTCCCTAATCCTGTAATAAGAGAAGTCCAACTACCTGAACCACTAGATGCATAGTGTATACTACCCCCTCTACCTGCTAATACAACACCATTAAATACGGCTGACATAACAACACGTTCACTAGGTGATGCTACTTGAGGAACTATATTATCATTAAATAATGTTGTCCCTCTAATCTTTTTATATCCACCTGTAATATCAGGCTCAAAGTTTTTTAACTCTAAGGCTTCTCCAGGTGACATAGAGAATACATCTTTGTTGAGGACTAAACCTCCACCTATACTAACAACGGAAGGTTGGGTTTGTGCCATATTATGCTGATGTATCTGCTGATGATGGGTAGGATTGTAAGTTTACTCTTGTATCTCTCATATACTCAGGTCGATTGAGTAACTCTACTCTAATTCTTTCTACACCTCTTTCATACTCAGCATTTGCTATATTAGCCATAGGTACATCATTACGTAACTTATATAAATAATACTTTGCTCTATTGACAACAGTATCTGCGTATCTATCAGGTAAATCTAAGGTATCTGTGTATGCTGATAAATCACTATGTGTTTTAAAGTATTCATATTCCACAGTGTAAGAATCACTGTCAGGAATAGGTGTTAATCCAAATTTTAAATTGTCTTGTGTTCGATAAACATAAGAAGGTTTACCATATTGTGAATCATCCACTACTTCATCTCTAGGATATCTATTCTGAATAAAGTCATCATAACTAGCATATTTTAAATAGACAGGCACTTCATCTTCCGATAGTCTAACAAAGTCAATATCTAAATTATCAGAGGATGCATTTTCTAATCCAACATAGATTGCTGAAGAAGAAGGTGTAAAGTCTTTTGTGTAAATAGTTCCATTACCTGTTTCACTAACAGTAATAGTATCTGATACTATTTCTGTACCACTAATGGTTGTACCAATCTTTAAAGATATAGAACTTCCTGATGCACTAGAGTCAATAAGTCTAATAGCTAATTTGTGTGGTCTATTCTTAATAACAGAAATAGATTGAGTTACCTCTGCTGAGTTTAATCTCATTCTTCCATTACCTGTAGATACATAGGCAGGAGTACCACTTACAGTTGTCCAGTTATCAATATTGGAAGTAAATTCTGTATTTGTAATTCTTTGTTTTGGTTTTAATCTAAATGTATCAAAGTCTGCTTTTCTAAAGGCAGTAGGGAAATCATACTCTTGTTGTCCTGAATACGTATCTTGTGATGTCTTTACAAATAACCATGGCCATTCTATTTCTGCATTATATAAATCATTAACCGCTTTATTAATAAAACCTTTAACAGCAGTTTGTACACCTCTACTAGCTGTAAAGTTACCACTTGTTAACTCGACTTCATTTAGTTCTCGTAAAACGAGATTAGTTAATGTTAAATATGATTTTGTCCCTGCCATTTTTTATCCTCTAAGTGTTTAATAACTCTATCTATTTCTTTTTGTGTCATACACATCACGACACTTTCTTGAATTGTTTCTACTGGAAACTGTAGTTCTATACTTGCTTTTAAATAATCTACTTGTTCTTCTATAAAATTATCACAAGTTTCTATTTCTAAAAAATCACCATACTTGTATTGCATTACTCTAGGATTTTCTTCCCCTACTAATAATATAACTAATACAATAAAAAATTTCATGTTCTAAAAAAGGGGGGCATTAAAACCCCCCAATTATTATTATGCAAATGTTGATGTTTGTGAATCAGTATCAGATAGTGTAGCACCATCGTCAAGTGAAATCACACAAGCCCATACTCTTACTTTTGCATCAATTGCACCAGTACCAATTGTTAGTCTGATTGCATCTGCAGAAGAATAAGCATAGTTTGCATCTAGAGTAGTCATTTGACCTGCGGCAGCTACTGTTGCGGCAGCTACGTACTGGTCTCCGTCTACGCTATCACCAACTGAGATAGTACCTGAGTTACCTGCACCATCTGCTGTTAATACATCACACCCCGCTGCTAAAACTAATGAGTTAGCAGGAAGAGGAAGCACGTCAAAAGTATCCCCATTACCGTTTGTTGTAGATGAAAAATCTACTACGTCAGAGATAACTCTAGGAATGCTTGAGCCTCTTTTTGAAGGGATGTTAGTAGAAGTAATATTACTGTTATAATCTGTTGCCATTTTCTATTTCCTCCTACTATTAGTCAATTAAGACATGTTCTGCAACAAGAGCTACGTCACGTAACACTTTTCTACCAAACACATGTAAGCCTCTAACGACATCAGAGAATGAATCAGTGTCTCTGATAACTTCGATTTTTGCAATGTGGTTAG